ATCGTATCTCGACAGCAGTGCAGAGAGGATAACCCATGGCAAAGACCTCTGGTCTCGGTGGTGCCATACTGGTCCAGGACTCCGTTCCGACGGCCCGGACCATCACCAACGACGTCACCAACTACGCCTTCACCACGCCGCGTGCCACGCAGGACACCACCGGCGTTGACAAGTCCGCTAACGAGCGCCTGCTGCTCCTGGCGGACTACACCGTCACCCTGAACGGTGTCTTCAACTCGGCCAGCTCGAACATGTCGCACGACGTGTTCAAGACGGTGCCGAGCACGTCGGTCGTTCGTTCGGTCGAGATCGACCCGATCGGCACCACCACCGGCTTCCCTTCCCTGGTCGTCAACTGCTATCTGACCGACTATCAGATCACCCGGTCCAACACCGGTGAGCTAACCTGGCAGGTGCCGGGGTCGCTCGCGGACGGATCGGTTCCCACCTGGACCACGCACGCCTAACGGACCTATTCGGTCCGCACACCGAGAGGAGAAGTCATGGGATTCCGTCCCGAGCCTACCGTCTACAGCCTGTCCTTCCAGGGTACACCCCTGGACGGCCTGCACGTCCGTGCCGGCTGCTGCACCCTGGGCGAGTACAACCAGATGCTAGCGGCCGGAACGGGTGCTCCGGGTTCAGACAGCGACGACATGGAAGCCAGGGTCAAGAACGTCGAGATCATGATCCAGAACAACGAGTGGATTATCACCTTGTTCTTGAAGTATCTCGTCTCCTGGGACCTAGAGGATCTGTCCGGACAGCCAGTACCGACTACCCGTACGGGGCTGGACTCGCAGGAGAGAAGTCTGATCGCTATGGTTATCGCCGCCTGGCAGACGGCTCTGGTGACCATCCCAAATCTCTCGAGCGCCGAATCTCCCTCTGGAGGGACTTCGGAGGAGCAACAACTCGGACTGGGGAGCTAATAACAAAGCCGTACGAGGTAGCGGAGGCTGAGCTGATCATAGGTCTGTGCGAAAGGTTCCACTCCCTCCCAGTAGCGGGTGGGGTTCTGGACCAGCCAGCCGACATAATCCGCATGCTAAGGATCATGGCCCTAGTTACACCGGAGCAGGAGGAAGGAGGCGAGGATCTCTTTGAGTAACGAGGTCGAGATAACCATTACCGCTAAGGACCTTAGCGGCCCTGCGTTTGATTCTGCTAAGGCCCGGATGATCGGTCTGGCGGCAGAGGCTAGATCTCTAAACAAGGCCCTGAAAGACGCTGGCGACTTTAAGATCGATTCCTCGGCCGCCATGTCCGCGCTCTCCGGTCTTAAGTCCAAGATTCAGTCTCTTGGCATTGCGGACCTCGCGGATGTGAACGTCCAGCCTGGTCGTCTCATGACGCAGCTCCAGCTCCTCAAGCGGCTAATTCACCAGGCCGGAATCTCCGACATGCTGGACGTCAACGTCGACGCTGCCAGCCTTGCTAACGCTATGCGGAAGATATCATCCGAGAAGACCGTCCTCAACGTGCCGATCAAGTTCGACATGTCGAAGATGCCGCAGTCTGGCCTGACCGGGGCAATGTCTGAGAAGGTCGATTTCAGCATCGACCCCAGCAAGCTGGCCGCCGCTAACAACGCCCTGAAGATCATGAACACCGAGACCTTGCAGGTCGCGGACGCCGTCAAGAAGATGAAGACGGGCTTCGACGGTATCGGTCTGAGCCCGAATACCATCGCAGCCATGAATGCGGCTATCAATGACGCCACCCGTCTGAATGCAGGCTTTGGGGATGTCGGCCGAACCCTTGGCATCATTCGCACCGCTATCGGGGACGTGATAGGGAAGCTGATCGGGGTAGGTACCTCGGCGCAGGCCTCCTACATCCCTCTGCACGCCATGGCTGATCCAACAATGTCGGAGGCCTTCAAGAACATATCTAGCTCGACAGACGGGGCCAGCTCATCGCAGCGTCTGTTCACCAATGCTCTGCTGAACGGATATGCAGCTCTAGACCACAGCCGGGGCGGCTGGGCGGCCTGGAACAATGGCATCCGTCTGTTCGGCGGCCAGATGCAGCAGCTACTTCCGAACCTGGGCGCTGTCGGTACGCATCTGATCGCGTTCGCATCCTACTGGCACATCACCGCCGAGGCGATCATCGAGACGGCCGGCACGCTCATTCCGGCGGCTATCGCGTTCGCAACGTTTGCGGCTGCCGCCGCACCCACGGTGCAGGACATCTACAATCGGATGAATGCACTGAACACCGTGTCGGTGGCTCTGGGCAAGACCATATATCCGCTGACCGGTGGCTTCGATAAGATGATCGCGGCTGTTCGTCCGGATGTTATGAATCTGTTCGGACAGGCCCTGGAGGTGGTGAATGCTAAGTCCGGCCTGTTCGTTACCGTGGCATCCGGGGCTGGCCAGGTTATGAAGGACCTGGGCGCTCGTATGACCTACGCGATTGCCGGGACGCAGGGGCTAAGCCCGGCTCTCCAGAAGGTCGCCAAGGACACCGGTGCGGCGGCTGGCAGCTCCAATACCCTGAACACTGTCCTCGGACACTCGGTCACAGACCTGCAGGGCTGGGGTACCGGCCTCGGGAACCTGGCCGGGATATTCGGCGGCATCATGAAGGTGCTGCCTGGTTATGCCGAGATGGTTATGAACGCCTTCAACGGCGTAACGCATGCCATCGAGACCATGGTCAATTCTACTGTCGGCCAGTGGCTCCTGCAGGTCGGCCTGGCAGCCCATGGCGCCCTGTTCTACATCGGCCTACTGTCTACCGCGTTCGCCGTTCTAGCCACCAAGTCTATCCCGCTGGTGGCTGGCGCGGTAACCCAGGCTGCAAACGCCCTTGCGGGTCTGGGATTCACAGAAGCCGCGACGGCCGTGGACGGATTCGCGGCCAAGATCTCCTCTCTAAGTAATCTGCCGTGGGGCTGGATCGGAATTGTGGCGGCCGCAGTCGGGTACCTGGCCTACAGCATGGCCACCGGCAAGGACGCGGCCGAGAAGTATACAGCCTCGGTCCAGGCGGGTCTGCAGAATCTCCCCATCGACAAGCTGCAGCCTGCTCTAACTAACGCTCTAGACCAGGCCACCACCAAGATGAACTCTATGAGAGGGAGCGTCGCGGCCAACACGGTCTCGATGTCTAACTTCCATCTTGGCATTATTCACGCGAACAGCGTGATGGGCGAGCTGATCACCCACACCGACTCCATAGCGAAGTCTCCGTCCATCATTGGCAGCATAGCGGGAGCCTGGGTCTCGTTCTCTCATGCTGTCGGTCTGGTAAAGACCCCGATGGAGGACGCGCAGGCCGCCCAGAAGCAGTTCAGCGACGACTCGCAGCTAGTCAACCAGAGGGTAGGGGCTCTGGGCAAGGCGTTCGGCAGCACCAAGGCGGCCTGGGCCGCGCTGAATGCGGCTGGTGTCACGAGTGCCCAGATCCTGGACAAGAACTCTAATAACTGGGCCAAGACCCTCATCGAGGTCCAGGCCGCACAGAATGCGTTCGAGGCCCTGAACCTCGGGGTGGGCCGGAGCGCGGCTGCCCTCAACGCCATGGTTGGCGGCCCGCTGAACAAGGTGGGCGACACCTTCGTCGGCACCCTGGTCCCGGCCGCCCAGAAGGTGGTTCAGGCCGAGGACCAGCTGCTCGGCATTCTAACGAGCGGCTCTTCAGCTCTTGACACATACGGACAGGGCCTGTATACCCTGGCCACAAACATGAAGCAGGCTGGGGTCGGCACCGGGACCGTCAGTACGAAGCTTGGCACCCTCAGCGCCAAAGCCAGCATGGCCGGGGCGGCTATTGGCGGAACATCGGCGGCGAGCTACGCCCTGAACGGGGCCTTCTACGCCCAGCTCGGCAACGCCCAGAAGGTCACCGACGCCCTCACCATGCAGCAGGCTAGCACCAAGCAGGTCACCACGGCCACCGCGACCATGGGCGGCCAGATGGTCTCGTTCGCAGGGACCAACGAGGCGGCCCGAGTAGCGATCGTAGACTACATCAACAACGCACTGGGCCCTGGCACGGTTAGCCTGCAGACCCTGAACACCTGGACCAAGAATAACAGCACGAGCATGGGTGGCCTGAACGCCATCATCGGACAGGCCCAGGTCGCGGCTAGCAAGCTGGCCGGTACTCTGCAGCAGGACCTGAACGCCCAGTTCAACCAGGCCCTGCTGGCTTCTAGTGGAGCCACCGACCAGATCAAGAAGTACGCGCAGGAAGTTGCCAACGGCACAGCGAACACATCTGCGGGTGTCAGTACCCGGGCACAGCTGATAGCGGATCTCGAGAAGACCGGCATGAGCGCTCAGGACTCTACCAACTACGTCAATAATCTCCAGAAGAACATCGATAGCATGCACGGCAAGACGGTGCCGGTGAACGCATCGACCGGACAGGCTCTGACAGACCTCAGCTATCTGCAGAATACCATCGACGGAATTCACGGCAAGACGGTTATCGTCAGCGTAGTAATGTCGGCGGCAACGTCGGGCGTGGGCATCGCGGGCAAGCAGGCCACAGGTGGCCCGGTAATCACTGCGGCCTCGGGCGGTGCTCGTGGCAATATGACCCTGGTCGGAGAGCACGGTCCAGAGCTTGTCAAGCTACCGCCAGGTGGCACCGTATTCAGCAATTCGGATAGCCAGAGGATGTGGGCCGGACGACAAGGCGGAGGTCCGGGCGGCCCGGGTGGTGGCGGGACCCTCCAGCTGGAAGTATCTCCTTCCGGATCTAGCGCATTCGAGCAGTTCATCGTCCTGGCAATGCGTAACTACATTAGGGTGCGGGGCGGCAACGTCCAGAATGCACTGGGACACTGAGGTGGTGACATGAGCCTGACCCAGCATGTGTTCCCGCAGTTCTCTGTCGGGGTCGCAACCGGCGTCATAGCGCTGACTGGCGGCACCTACAAGGTAGCCCTGTCAAATGCTGTGGGTCCGATCACGCTCGATACCTCCGGCGTCTCTACCGCCAAGACATTCTCTGACTGGAAGTCGAATGTAGCGGCCGAGATCACCGGAACCGGATATACCGCTGGCGGAGTAACCCTCTCGTCTCCCACCCTCACGCTCAGTGGCACCGACAATACCATAGTTACCTGGACCACGGCCTCTAATCCTAACTGGACCACGGCTACCTTCTCCGCCAACCAGGCTATCTTCTACGAGTCGTCGGCCTCCACCTACCAGCTGATATGCTTCTGGGACAATGGGGGCTCTGTTCCTGTTACCGGAGGAACGTTCACCCTGACCATTGGCGCCAATGGCATCATGACGGCAGCGGTAAGCTAGCATGGCCTGGTCCCGGATTCAGTCAGCGGTCACCGCGTCGTCGGGTAGCTTCATATCCTCGACGGCCGTGGCCTACGGAACGAACCTGTCATCCGGAACCAAGCTAATCGCGGTCACATCCACATACAACTTCAACCCCGGAACATACCAGATAGATAGCGTCAAGGATGGGGCCGGTAATTCATTCACGCTATGTGGAAGAACCCAGGTTACCAGCTCTGGCATCATTTTCAGCGACGTTGCCGTATGGGCCCTTGACACACCGGCCGCAGAGGTCGGAACCAAGCCGACAATTACGGCCAGAATGAAGAATGGCCTAAAGGCTCAGATCGGCATCCTGGTCCAGGAAGTGTCCGGACTTATAGTCGGCAACACCCTAGCCATGCTAGACGGAACTGCCGGGGTGGCGAGCGGCACCGGCGGATCGGGCTCTACTGGGTCTCCGGCCTATACTTCTACGGCCAGCAGTGAGTACCTGGTATCCATCTACGGCGACGATGGCGGACCAGTCACCTACACTAAGCCAGCCGCCCTGACTGCTGACGCCAACAACGTTAACAGCAGCAGTAATGTCAACGTCGCGATCGCCTACGGCAACAGTACCAATGGGGTAGAGGCTGGCAGCTGGGCTCTGTCCGGAACGGCAGCGGACTGGGGCACTATCCTGGTCGCGTTTAAGCTGTCGTCCTCCTCCGGTGGTACGACGGGTGGTACGGGCAGCCTCAGCTGGCAGGCCCAGCCCGGTGCAATGACCGTGGCGGAGCCCGCGTTCCCTAGCTCACCTCTGGACGTCCGTGCCGAGATTGAGCTGACGAGCGGTACCTGGACCGACATTACGGGCTATGTGTACCAGAGGACGTCTCAGAACCCAATCTCCACGACGCACGGTCGGCCGGATGAATCGTCCCAGTCCGACCCGGCCGCAATGACTTACGAGCTGAACAACCGGGACGGCCGGTTTACCGTCCTGAATCCGAACAGCCCGTACTATGGCCAGCTGAATAGGAACACGCCGCTCCGCCTCTCCCTGCCTACGACCGCTTACCTTCGGCTTGAAGGTGACGTATCGAGCTATGCATCTGCGACTAGCACGAGGGCACTGAATCTGTCCGGAGACCTTGATGTCCGAATAGACCTCCGCCTCTCTAGTTATGAAGCCTCCACATTCATCGGCAAGTACAATTCGGGCAGTACTGGACCGTGGCTATTCGGGAACAATGCAGATGGCACCGTAGCTCTGGACTTCGTTTCTGGCGGGACACTCCATGCCGTCCACAGCACGCAGCCTATTCCCCTGGGTCGGATATGTCTCCGTGCTACTCTGCAGGTTAACGACGGCTCTGGCGGTCACCTCACGTCATTCTACACCGCCACCTCCATGAGTGGTCCGTGGACGCAGCTGGGCAATTCGGTATCCGGAACCGGTACGACAGTTCTGGATAGCAATAGCTCCTCGCTGACTGTCGGTTATTCACCGGGAGCATTCACGGACTTCGGGTCTGCTGCCCAGGGCATGAATGGCAAGGTGTACTCGGCACAGCTCCTGAACGGGATCGGAGGGTCCGTCGTAGCCGGACCGGACTTCACCGCCCAGAAGGCCGGAGTTAGCTTCTTCACCGACGCCTACGGTAATACCTGGTCCATGAATGGAACAGCCGAGATCTCGGACCGGAGTTACCGGTTCCACGGCGAGATGTCTTCTCTGCCTACTCAGTGGGACACGACCGGAACGGACGTCTCTACCCCAGTGACCGCTGCGGGACTACTGCGCCGTCTCGGCCAGGGCACCTCACCCATCTACTCTTCCATGAAGCGCGGTATTCTGCAGCAGACGGGACAGTTCGTGCCCGTGGCGTACTGGCCCTGCGAGGATCCATCTGGCGCTACCGCTATCAGTTCTGGTATCGGCGGCACGAGTATGTACGTCAATGGCACGGCCGCCTTCACGGGCGACACGGCGTTCGTCTGCTCCGCCGCCCTGCCCACAATCAATAGTTCTTCCTGGTATGGACAGGTCGCACCGTATTCGTCCAACGGATGTCTGGTGGGCAGATTCCTCCTGGACGTAACGACAGCCCTCACCCTCGGAGCTAATGCGACAATAGTCCAGTTCCTGATGACAGGGACCGCCACGAGCCTCGAGGTGTACTCCGGAGGATCTACCGTAAACAACTTCGGGCTGCGAGCATTCAATGCATCTGGCGGAAGCGTATTCGATACTGGAGCATTCACCTTCGCGGGTGTGACCGGGGTAAACTGGATGAGTCTCGAGCTCACCCCGAAGAGCGGTGGCCGGATAACATACGCTCTGGTCCAGATAACACCCGGAGCAGCCCAGGGTACGATCCTAGTTACCGGAACATTCACCGGTGTAATCGGAAACTGTATTGGCGTGAATGTCAATCCGACCGGCATCGCTATGTCTATGGGCCTTGGACACATACAGGTTCAGTCACAGGTTTCTTCTGTATACTCCCTGTACCAGCAGCTGAATGCCTGGAACGGGGAGCTAGCGGGGAATAGATTCGAGCGACTGTGTAGCGAGAACGCATTCCAGTCCAGGATTTACGGGATCCAGGGCCAGACCGCCGCCATGGGATACCAGACCCCGCAGACCCTGTCGACCCTGCTGCAGGAATGCGAGACGGCCGACATGGGCATGATCTACGAGCCCAGGCAAGCTCTGGCGCTCGGGTATCGCACCCTGGCCAGCCTGACCAATCAGGCCCCGAAAGCAACCCTGGTCTACACCCAGGCTGTTCTTGGCGGGACCGGACAGAACCCTCTAGCCCCGACCTACGACGACCAGTACACCCGTAATGACATCACCGCCACACGTTCCTCCACGGCTACGAGCAGCACGGATCAGTCGGCCCAGTCGGGATACCGGGCTGCCCTGAATGACGGCTCACAGATGAGCATTAGCCCGCCACCGGTCGGCGTTGGAGATTACGCGAGCAGCTACTCGGCCAACCTGCAGCTAGACAGCCAGCTGCCAGATGTGGCCTGGTGGAAAGTACACGTCGGTACCGTTAATACGTACCGCTGGCCGGTAATCGTGGTGAACATGGCCCGGCTAGCCTCGCGGGATCCGGACCTGTACCTGGACCTGTACACGGATCTCTACGGCACGGACTTCCTCTCTCAGATGGAAGAGCTGGAGATTGGGGACTACATACAGGTTGCGGACGTTCCGAGCTGGCTGCCGCCTGAATCCGTGAACCAGATAGCCACCGCCATCAACGAGCAGATGGGCGGCTTCTACTGGGTCATGTCACTGTCATGCGTGCCAGAGAAGACATACGAGACCGGTGTCTATGATGATCCGACATACGGCCGAGTCGATACATCCGGCTCTACGCTTGCCACAGCCATCACGGACGACGGCGACATAGACGACGAGCTCGGGGCTGGCATAGACGACGAGAGCGGGGCTGCACTGGACACAGAGGCAATCTCCGGCGGCTCTATCAGCGTGGCTTCGTCTGGTGTTATCTGGACGACAGTTTCCTCTGACTGGCCATTCGACATTAATATCGACGGCGAGCGGATCACGGTGACGGCTGTGTCCGGATCTAGCTCGCCGCAGACTTTCACCGTGACGCGCCAGGTGAACGGTATAGCCAAGACACATTCTGCTGGCGCTGACGTGCGCCTGTGGACCACTCCCGTCTACGCGGTTTCGTGAGGTAGCTAATGGCACTCCCCAGCGATAACAAAGTCGCGAATGTTAGCACGTCTCACACCAGCGATCACAACAAGATCATCGACGCCCTGAACATACTGCCCGGTACCGCTGGAGTGACCCTCGTATCTTCCAATTACACTGTCGGTGCCAGCGATAGTGTATTCGTATTCAATGGCGTGAGCACCTCGTTCAGCCTAACCCTCCCCGACGCCACTACGTGCAGCGGTAGGGTGATATGGTTCTATGTATCTAACGGCTCGGAGACCATAACTCTGCAGCCTGTCGGGGGACAGTCCCTGAATGGCTTCAGCAGTTACTCTCTAACCAAGAGGCACTGGGCCGGTTGTATCGTCTCGGACGGATTCGGCTGGGATGTGCTGGCAGCATATGGATTCACCGATAACAGCTCCCTCGACGACGGATCCGGCAATATGAGTCTCGGGGGCAGAATTGAGTCTACTGGTATTAAAGTTTACAATATCAAGACCAAGACGGGGAACTATACCGTTACCACTGGCGACTATCTGATCCTGTGTGACACGACCTCCAGTGCTATCGTTCTGACTCTGCCGGACGCCACGACCTGTAACGGACAGCAGTTCGTATTCAAGCAGATCAATAGCACGAACAACTCCGTATCGCTGGCCACGGTATCGGCCCAGACGATCGATGGAGGTGGCACCTTCTTCCTGCCCGGGAAGTATAGCGTCTGTATCCTGATATCGGACGGATCCAACTGGCAGGTCATGGACGGCTTTGGAGGATCATTCAACAATATCCTGGACGACGGCTCCGGAGACCAGATCGTCCTCGGCTGGATAGAGAGCCAGAATGGTCTCGTCGAATCCGACCAGTTCGAGGCCCAGCTCGCGACCCGAACATTCACTGCCAACACCAGCGCCCAGGCCATATTCAACGCCTCCACGAATGGCACTCTAACGGTCGCCAGCTCCATATCCCTGGAGTTCGAGTGTGAGTTCGACCTCACCGCACTATCTGCCAGCGCTCATACCGTCAGCTTCGGGCTTGGCGGCACGGCAACTTATGATAGCCTGAAATATCGGGCCGTCACCAACACCGGGGCGGCTGGCACTCTGGCTGCGTGGCAGAGCGTAATCGTTACCACGGCGTCCGCTACCGCGATT